CTGAAGTGGTTTGCAGGGCATTAGAAGCGGCACGAGCTGCGCTGACGAAAGCCGCAAAATGAACCACTATGAAGCCATTGCAATATTGGAGCGCGTGAAAGCTGGCGACAAAACGCCAACGGTCAAAGAAATCACAGAGGCGCTAATCCTGACGGGTGATATTGGTGATTGACTACTACGAAGCGTTAAAGGCCCGCATAGTGGCCCATTGCGCAAACATGGCAAAGCACGACAGAGCCTATGCGGTGTGGGCGTACAAGCAATATTGCGAGGCTTTGCCGTGGATTGATTGGAAAACAAAGTGAAAATATTTGCTTAATGTTAGTAAAATAGATTACAATCAATCCATGCAATCTCTCACAATACAGCTATTCAACAGGCAACAAGCCATAGCAGCATTGAAGGGCCAGCTATACCCGTTTCTAGCTGCGGTACTGCAAGTAGACCAGCGGTACACGCTGACGGTAAAGCCACAAACACGCACAAGTGAACAGAACAAGCGGCTTTGGGCAATGCTGACAGACATAAGCAAGCAAGTTGACTGGTATGGCCGCAAGCTGACGCCGGAAGATTGGAAGCACGTCCTGAGTGCGAGCCTTAAGAAGCAAGACGCAGTGCCAGGAATAGACGGTGGATTCGTAGTTTTGGGACTATCAACAAGCAAGATGACCAAAGGCGAAATGGCAGACCTGCAAACGCTGATTGAAGCCTTCGGAGCACAGAAAGGCGTAAAGTTTTCAGCAATGGAGCGTGATATTTAAGTTGATTTTTAACAGGAGATAGAGATGACAGATAAGACTATTGAGCAAGAGATTTTGTCCAAGGGATTAACCGCACCGCGTGTGACGCCTGCCGACATTGAGGCGAACATCGAACGCGAATACTACTTCACGGCAGCCAACGGAGTTGATGGCTATGAAATCGCCGTGCTGCGCGCATCAGAGGTGCATGCCTCTCTTGAGCTGGAGCCGATGTCGAGCGACCCAAACCTGATGGACACCAAGCTTGGTCCGCTTACGATTCTGACGTTCTGCGTACTGGTGCTGCGCAACGGCTTCACTGTGACCGGCGAGTCAGCCTGCGCCAGCCCTGAGAACTTCGATGCTGAGATCGGTCGCAAGATCGCCCGCGCCAACGCGGTACAGAAGATATGGCCGCTGATGGGCTACGCGCTGAAAGAGCAATTGCACCACTCGCAATGAACAACCCGCCAGAACGCATCTATAACTGGCTAAACACACAAATGAGCATTGCTCGCTATTGGGGTGGAATAGCCTACATGGGCCATAGCTATACCGTTTCTAGAACTGAGGATGGATCACCGTTGGTAAGGGATGACGTGCTGCATCGCGAAATGATAGAGAAAAAAGCCGAGCGCAGAGCCGCAAAACAGTTATCCGAACAAAAAAACAAGCAAGCGCAAGGTGAGTTTCTGTGAACACCCAGCCCAAGCCTAAGCCATGCGCACAGTGCGGGAGCATATTCACCCCAGTGCGGCCAATGATGCGCGTCTGCTCGCCCATTTGCGCTAGTAGGCTGGTAAAGCAGGCAAAGAAGGAAGAATCCGCGCGCACTAAGGCGCGTAAGGTGGCGATTAAAAGCCGCGCAGACTGGGCGCGTGAAGCGCAGACAGCCTTTAACGCATGGGTGAGGGCCAGAGATGCTGACAAACCTTGCATAAGCTGCCAACGCCACCACACAGGGCAATACCATGCAGGGCATTACCTTAGCCGTGGCGCACGTCCTGAGCTTGCATATGAGCCTGATAACTGCCACAAGCAATGTGCACCTTGCAATACGCACTTATCCGGCAATGTATCCATGTATCGCGTCAACTTGGTCAAGCTGATAGGCCTAGAGCGCGTCGAATGGCTAGAAGGTCCGCACCCTGCAAAGCATTACAGTATTGAAGACCTGAGAGAGATAAAAGAAACCTACAAGCGCAAGCTGAAAGAGATGCAAGATCGAGTAGAATAACAGCCTAGTGGTTTAGAACTTCAACGAACTAGGTTGAGACAGCTCTAAGCCACTAAATGGCTGACCGCCAAGACTCCAATGCTAGTTCCATTGGGCTCTTGGCGGTTTTTTTATTGGGAAGTTTCATGTTCAAGAACGCATTTTTTTACAGCATCACCAAAACGCCAGATTCACTGCGCATTGGCACGGTGGCCCTCAACTTACATATGTTTGAGCCATGCGGTGCTACGCAAGGGAAATCTATTGGATGGGTTTCGCCACGTGGCCAAGAGCACGGCGCATTGCTTGAGGACATTGGCGGCCAATACATATTGAAGTTGATGACCGAAACCAAGGCGGTGCCTGCTTCAGTGGTAAAGCGCCATGTGGACAAGGCCTGCAATGACATCGAGGCAATGACAGGTCGTAAGCCTGGAAAAAAGCAGCGTCGTGATCTGCAGGAAGATGCCCTCACAGCGCTTCTACCACACGCCTGGGCCAAGCAGTCCGCCACCATGATCTGGATTGACCCGCGCGACAACCGCATCGTGATTGATGCATCCAGCCAAGGCAAAGCCGATGACGCCATCATCATGCTGGCCAAGACATTCGACGGCCTTGAATTGCAGTTGATCAATACCGTGCTGTCACCTGCTGCTGGCATGGCCCACTGGCTGGTTGATAAGGAAGCGCCCGACGGCTTTAGCATCGACCGCGAATGCGAGCTAAAGGCCTGCGACGAAAGCAAAGCAGTGGTGAAGTATGGCCGCCACCCGCTGGACATCGACGAGGTGGCCCAGCACATGATGCAAGGCAAGATGCCCACCAAGCTGGCGATGACTTTTGACAGCCGTGTTTCGTTTGTTCTAACTGAAGGCCTGCAGATCAAGAAAATACAGCTTTTGGATTTGGTATTCGCGAATTCAGAAAATGAGAATGCTGCGGATAGCTTTGATGCCGATGTTGCAATCTTTACCGGCGAGATGGCCCGCTTGCTTCCTGCTTTGTTCGCCGTGCTGGGCGGGGAAGTTGAGGCAGCATGAAAGAGCCAATAAAAGCCGGCGACTTGTGTCATATCGTTGGTGGTGTTGATGGTGTGAATGTTGGAAAAACAGTCCGTGTTTTCTCACTTCAAGGCGAGCACTCACAGTATGGTCGGATCTGGCGCTGCAAAACTGAAGGTGATTTGCTGATAACTCAGTATGGCGCTGTTGGGCCAGTGGCGGATTTTGCGCAAAGCTGGTTATTGAAGATCGACCCGGTGGAGACAAACACCAAACAAACCGAAAAGGAGCTAGAGCAATGAATGAACCACAAGGCGGATTTGCCCGAGCAGACTATAAGCAAGTAGGAGGCGATCATTACAAAACCAAAGCCATACAGCCGTGGGAGGTGATAGAGCGTAACGGCATGGGATTTTTTGATGGCAATGCTTTGAAGTACCTCATGCGCTACAAAGATAAGAATGGCGTGGAAGACTTGAAGAAGGCTATTCACTACATCGAAAAGCTGATTGAAATGGAAGATAAAAATAAGTAAAAATATTTTGCAAATAGTTGGCGTAGTGCTGTAAATTGGATTACAATTCATTCATCGCAACAAACAACGGAAACCTTCAAAATGACAACTTACAAATACACATCCGGCTACAAGTTCATCAAAGTCACTTACATGGATGATGACTCCATTGAATACGTGACAGGTGGCGACGTGACAGACGACGAGCTTGATGACGCTATCAATGCAGACGGCGCTCCAATCAAAAACTACTGCCTAGAGTAAAGAAAATGACAAGCTATAAGCGCTACTTCCGCGAACTACTGGAGGCAATGGGCATAGCTTGCCTTTTTGCCTCACCGCTGATCATTTACTTCATTGACATGCCAAAATAAGGAGAAGACTATGTATATCGCAGGATGGGTAATTACAATTTGTTTGTGTATCTATGTTATGGACCGCGACGGATGGTTGTAAGTCCGATAGTAAAATGGCTGATATGAAAGAGCTAACCCCAAAGCAAGCCGCATTCGTGCGAGAGTATTTGATCGACTTGAACGCAACGCAAGCAGCTATTAGGGCGGGTTACAGCGCCAAGACAGCAGAGCAGCAGGGTTATCAACTCATTCAGAAAACTTCAGTCAAAGAAAAAATACAGTCTGCCATGAAAGAGCGAGCCGAAATAGTCGATTTAACAGCCGCAGACGTGCTTAGAGACATCAACGCCGTTAAAGCTGATGCTATGCGCAAGACCTACGACAAAGACGGAAACGAGGTTATGGCGAACCATACAGCCGCATTGAAGGCGCTTGAGTTGCAGGGCAAGCACTTGAAGATGTTCACCGATAAAGTAGAGCTATTGGGCGACAAGAACAACCCGCTACAAGTTCAGTTAATCAAGAGAACCATCATAGACCCGAAGAATGGAGCTTGAGATACAAACCCCGCGAGTGTTCCTCCCGCTACTAGCTGACGGGAAGCGATACCGCGGGGCGCATGGTGGGCGAGGCTCTGGCAAGTCTTTTTTCTTTGCTGAGTTACTGATTGAACGATGCTTGATGCAGCGAACCCATGCCGTTTGTGTGCGTGAGGTTCAAAAGACGCTCGACCAGTCAGTTAAGAAGCTGATTGAAGAAAACATAGAGAAATTTAATCTAGGCTCACTGTTTGAAGTGCAGCAATCGAAGATCATTGGGCCGAATAACAGTCTTGTTATATTCCAGGGTATGCAAGATCACACGGCTGATTCGATTAAATCGCTGCAAGGGTTTGATATAGCATGGGTAGAAGAAGCCCAAAGCCTTAGCCAACGATCATTAGACCTGCTACGGCCGACAATTCGCGCACCAGGCTCTGAGCTATGGTTTAGCTGGAACCCAGGCAAAGACACAGACCCGATTGACGCACTGTTACGAGGTGAAACGCCTCCCACTGATTCGATAGTGGTACAGGCGAACTGGCGAGACAACCCGCATTTTCCTGACGTGTTGCTTGCTGAAATGGAATACGACCGCAAGCGTGACCCGGACAAATATGCTCACGTTTGGGAGGGCGCGTATTTGCAGCGCAGTGACTCCAAAGTGTTCAAGAATTGGAGCATAGACGAATTTGAAGCACCGCCTGATGCTGTACACAGGTTTGGCGCTGACTGGGGATTTGCTAGTGACCCTACGACTCTGGTTCGCTGTCACATCATTGGCAGGAAGCTATACATTGATTACGAGGCTTATCAGGTAGGCTGTGAGATCGTAGACACTCCCGCGCTATTTATGAGCGTGCCAGAGTCCGAGAAATGGCCAATGGTTGCCGATTCTGCAAGACCTGAGACAATCAGCCACATGAGGCGCAATGGCTTTCCAAAGATTCAAGCAGCTATCAAAGGGCCAAAGTCAGTAGAAGAAGGAGTTGCATGGCTGCAATCGTTTGACATCATCGTGCACCCAAGATGCAAGCATGTGATCGACGAATTGACGCTGTACAGCTACAAGATTGACCAACTTACCGACATTGTGCTTCCTGTATTGGCTGACAAGGATAACCACATGCTAGACGCTGTGAGATACGCATTAGAGGGCGCTAGAAGGGCGCAAAACGCTGTCAAACGGGTAGAAGTGCAAACAATGCCCACGGCTAACCGCTGGTAAGCGATAATCACGCGCAAAGGATTCACTTATGGCACGACTATCTAAAGAGCAACGTCACGCGAATATTCACGCCGAAGCGTTACAAGAGTTTGACATCATCCAAGAGGCTGTGCGTGATGAGCGCATGCAATGCCTGCAGGATCGTCGCTTTTACTCTTTAGCTGGTGCGCAATGGGAAGGCCAATTGGGTGAGCAGTTCGAGAATAAGCCCAAGTTTGAAGTGAACAAGGTTCACCTGGCAGTCATTCGCATCATCAATGAATACCGAAACAATCGTATTACGGTTGATTTTGTAGCCAAAGACGGCGAAGGCGACGACAAGCTGGCTGACCTGTGCGACGGACTGTACCGGGCAGACGAGCGTGACAGTGGTGCAGAGGAGGCCTATGACAACGCATTCGAGGAAGCCGTTGGTGGTGGCTACGGTGCAATGCGTGTTCGCACTTGTTACGAGGATGACGAGGACGACGAGAACGAACACCAAAGGATTCGGATTGAACCTATCTTTGATGCTGATAGCTCGGTATTCTTTGACCTAGGCGCAAAACGTCAAGATAAGTCAGACGCGAAGCATTGTTTTGTGCTGTATTCAATGACCCGAAGCGCTTATGCGGCTGAATGGGACGACGACCCGGCAACATGGCCCAAAGACATTCACCAGTTTGAATTTGATTGGTCAACGCCTGACGCAGTGTATGTCGCTGAGTATTACGTTGTTGAGGAAGTGCGCGAGACGGTTTATATCTGGCAAGCTATCGACGGCACAGAGGAGCGATACACAGACGCTGACTTCGAGAATGACGACGAACTAGAGCAAACACTGCAAGCTGTAGGCTCGCGTGAAGTGCGTCAAAAGAAGGTCAAACGCAAGCGCGTACACAAATACATCATGAGCGGTGGCAAGGTGTTGGAGGATTGTGGCTACATCGCTGGTAGGAATATTCCGATTGTCCCGGTCTACGGTAAGCGCTGGTTTGTGGACAACGTAGAACGCTGCATGGGGCATGTAAGGCTTGCCAAGGATGCCCAACGCTTGAAGAACATGCAGCTATCTAAGCTGGGTGAGATCAGCGCATTGTCTAGCATTGAAAAGCCAATTCTTACGCCTGAGCAGGTATCAGGGCATCAAATGATGTGGTCCGAAGATAACATCAAGAATTACCCTTACCTGTTGATCAACCCGATTACAGACCTGAATGGAAACCCAACCGCAGTTGGTCCACAGTCTTACACTCGCAGCCCACAGATTCCCCCAGCGATGGCGGCATTGCTCCAACTCACCGATCAAGATATGTCCGAGATATTGGGCAATCAGCAAAACGGTGAAAAGATGGTAAGCAATATCTCGGGCAAAGCCGTGGAAATGATCCAACAGCGCATAGATATGCAAGCTTTCATCTATATGTCCAACATGGCTAAGGCTGTGAGGCGCGTGGGTGAAATATGGCTGAGCATGGCTAAAGATGTGTACGTAGAGGAAGGCCGCAAGATGAAGACCATTGGCCCACAGGATGAGATTGATTCAAGCACAATCATGCGCCCAAAGATCAATGACAGCGGCGAGGTGGAAATGGAAAACGACCTCGGAAACGCAGCTTTTGACGTTGCCGTAGATGTGGGGCCTTCATCGTCTAGCCGTCGGCAAGCTACCGTTCAATCGCTCACAGGCATGATGCAGGTTAGTGACGACCCACAGACTAAGCAAGTCCTACAAGCGATGGCCATGATGAATATGGAAGGCGAAGGTATCAGCGAGGTAAGGGAGTATTTCCGCAAGAAGCTGGTGCAAATGGGCGTATTGAAGCCAACCGACGAAGAAGCGCAGCAAATGGCGGGTGAAGCTGGCAAGCAAGACCCTAACGCTGTATTTCTAGAATCAGCCGCAGAGGAAGCGCAAGCAAAAGCGGCTAACGCAAGGGCTGACGTACTGTTGACACTGGCAAAGACGGAAGAGACTAAGGCAAAGACCGCAGTTATGCTGAGAGAGCAAGCCCCGCAAGTGCCACAGGTAGAGCAAACCATTCAGCCCGAACCGGTAGACGAAGAAGGCAAAGACCTTGACCGACAAAAGCGCCTGCTAGAGCTTGAGAATATGCGGATCGAAATGGCCCTGAAGCTGAAAAAGCTAATGGATGACCACGAAGAGCAGGCCAATAAACCAGCACGCGATCAAGCCGAAAAGGAAGTGAAAGACCGCGAAGGAGCAGACCTTACAAACACTTTTAAAGGCATCAAAGACGCAATCAATCAATTGGCTTCTAGCAGCATTGAAGGGTCCAACAAGGCTATCGACGCACTAAAGAAACCCCGCCGATTGATCCGCGAGAATGGTAAAATTGTAGGCATTGAACCAGGCGACAATTGATACTATGAACAACACCATGCCGTCAGTAAAGGTTAGTAATCAATGACCGCATTCACCTGTTCCACTGGTGTTGATG